ACCCTTTTGTAGCCGCACGGCTTCTTTCGATTTCGATGTCCTTTATACGCTGGATCAATAGATTTACGAAAGTTGACAGAATCAGAAAAGAACAGAATAGAATCATCGAAGCATCCAAGGTCAGTTGCGATGTTGTATAACTCTCGCTCAACATACTCGTATGCTTCTTTGAAGTTGGAGGTAACGACGATGAGGTCTTCTCCAAAATCAATCTCTGTCTCAGCTCCTGCACAACATTTGTAGACGATAAAGTCAGCGTCAATGAGAAGGCTCATTAAACCTCTCCCAAAGTGTCTTTAATGTTCTTATCAGCGAACCCACAGGCTTTCAGGAAGCATCGGAACTGTTCAACATAGGTATAAATGTTGCAATCCTCACCATCGAAAGAAATGGAAACAGCACTAGATGCTGGGTAATTCTCAAGGCCGCTGCACTCAGAGTGACAAGAGAAGGTAACGGTGGTCTTCAATGAACTCATTTGCCTTGACCTCGACGTTGCTTACGCCCATGATTGGGAAGAGAGCGAGTACCCTGCCCTTGGCGAGTATGCTTAAACTTAGCACGAGATTTGAACTCAACTCGACCAAGTGCAGTCTTTGATTTAACAGCCATAATTAGTGTACATCTGCCCAGGTGGATCCGATCTTCCCTTCGGCAGCAATAGGGATTCGGAGGTTGTAGTATTCACCAGCTAACGCTGCGCACATCTCCAAGTGATTCTTCAGATCATCTGAGTAGATTGGCAGGCATTCCCACTGAAGTTCGTCGTGGATAAATGCTAGTTGATGAGTGTGACTTAAATAGTCATTGTCGATAGTAGGGAAGTTCTGGTTAGCGATAACCATCCAACGCTTAGCTACCACACCTGCACCTGATTGGAGCAAGTAGTTAAGAGCCTTGTGTGGGCTATCTACTGCAATCTTACGTGTGTCTATGGACCGGATAAAGCCTCGCTCACCTGCTTGACGAACAGCGGTAAGAAGACTATCCAAGCCGTCAATGGCAGCAACATAAGCACTTCGTATCTCTGCCCCCTTTTCTTTTGCCTTGTTCGGGGAAAGGCTTTGGTCATAGCTAAGTCCTATCTTTTGATCGCCTGCCCCATACAGGAAGGCATAGGTTACGGTCTTCACTAATCGGCGTGATATGCCTATCTTGTCCGCATTCTCTTGGTGTATGTCACCGTTGAGAAGTACGTCTCCGTACCTGCCTCCATCATATCGAGCAAGATAGTGTGCGAGCATTCGTAGTTCAATGCCTGCGAGATCAGCACCAACCATGACATGCCCAGGACTAGCGCAGAATAGCTTTCTAAAGTTAAGGTCACTGGGTACTTGTGCAAGGTTTGGGTTACGGTGAGCACACCTATGTGTGTTCGTAGCAACTGAACAGTGGTGGTGAATACGGTTACCCTTGACTAACTTAAGCCAGGCGTTGTTGCCTTCAGACAACATACCAAGCTGTTTTGTTAGCTCAAGGCATCTGAAGAATTGCAGAGCTTCCTCTGTACCAATATCTTTGAGAACAGTTTCATCAATGGCAGTCTTGCCACTTGCTGTCTCTTTATCTGGCACCCAACCATGGTGGTTCTTCATGACCCATGCAATGTGGTCACGACTACCAGGGTTGAACTCTTTTAGTTTAGTGAGAGGAGCGCCTGCGACGTATCCCGTTGTTCGGTTAACTCTTTTAGGAGTGAACTCTCTGTCTTTAATGAGAGGGTACCTGTTGCGTAGTAGTTGAGTAAGTCCTTCCAATTCTCGTCGGAGACTCGACTCAAGTTCCCATGCAGCTCTTTCATCAAAGTACCACCCATGTATCTCTTGTTGGGTGAGGATTGTTGCGACATCATGTTCTAGTTGGATGAAGTCAGGTATGGGTGGAAATGTTGCCATAACTTCTGTGTTACTTTTACGTCTTGTATGCAGTAGTCCTGCATCTCTTGTGACCAGCTCTTCCAGTCTGTGTCCTTACCAAACTCACCCTTGTAAACACCAAGGCGATAGCCGTATGATTCAAGTGAGTGACGACCGAGCAGCTTAGGCGGCATGTTATTCCACTTACGCTTCTGGTCAGTCTTCAACATGTCAGCGTGATAAATGCGGCTGAGAACCAGAGTATCAACAACCCTAGCGTTGGGGGTAAACCAAGGATAGAGTTTACGGATAACAGGCAGATCATAACCGACAATGTTATGACCAATAAGTGTAGTGGCATCCTCAAGTAGTTGGACACCTTTCGAGATAGGTTGCTCGCTTCCTTCGTCATTGAAGACAAGAGTTTGTTCAGTGTCGAGATCATAGATGCCAATACAGTGGATCTTGGTAGCATCATCGTATAAGCCGTCAGTTTCTAAGTCAAAGATTAAATTCATAACACAGGTTGCTGTGGATCCTTACGCCATTTCTGCGTGTAGATAAGCCAAGGTTCTTCCTGATGAGTCATCTGTGCTACCCAATGTACACCGTTCTCATCAATAGCATCTAAGTAATGGATACGTGTCTTGGGATCAATTACTCTTGTGACCTGTTTGAACTTAACTTGCTCGATCATTTACCAGTCCACTTGTAGGTCTTATCAACGAACTGTGCTCGTTTGATTGCTTCAGGTGTGGGAGGTTTAGGGCTGTAAGCAGTTACCCATGTTCCATCCTCTTTCTCATAGAATACAGCAGTCATCCTGTCTTCACGAGGAATTTCAAAAGTCTGTTGTTGGGTCGAAGTCATTAGCTTCAGTCTCTGTAAATTTACAAGTATCTAGGTCGTAGGTAAGCTGACAAGCTACTCCCACTTCCCCACTATAACGGTTTTTGAGGACTCGCACAGTCGTAGAAGAGCCTCCTCGATCCGCTTGCTGGTTCCGTTCAAGCGCAATAACTCCATCTGACAGTTGAGCAATAGCTGCCGAGCCTCTAAGTTGTCCAAGGGTGACTCTTGCACCTTCTTCGTGGTTGGTGTCATTTGATGTGCGTCGTAGGTGGGAGACAAGGAACATAGCAATACCAGTACGCTCTACAAGAGAACGTAGCTTAGTCATAGTAACATCAATCATCCTCCTCTCATCACCCTCTAGTCCAGACATAAGGATGGACAGGTGATCAAGGAAGATGACCTTAGTGTCTAGCCCGCAAGCAAGATATTCAATTCGGTTGTAGATAACATCTGGGTCGAAAGAGCCGAAGCCATCAAAAAGAAACAGGTTCCACTTAGCAAGACTGTGAGAATAAGCTTCGGTGAGGGCAGTTCTGTCATGATTACCAATGTGTAGTGATTTACCAACAGCAGCGGACATTAGTCCCAAGGCGGTTCTACGGTTAGATTCTTCAAGCGCCAAGTACCCAACTCGTTCTCCGTTATTAAGAAGGTGAGTTGCGAGTTCACGGCAGAACGAGGATTTACCAATACCAGAGCCTGCAGTAATTGTAACAAGCTCTCCATATCTGATCCCGTGAAGTTTTTGCTGTAGTCCCTCGAATGGGTAGTCATGATCTGATGGTGGGTTTGGTGTTGTTACTACATCGAGCAAAGACTTTCCGTCGATGATGCCATCTGGACGGTAAGGTTTCGCGTCCCATATAGCTCGACGAATCGCTTCAGTGTCATTGACTTGAAGTGCGTCTGACGCATCCTTGTATTCCTCAAGTCTTGCGATCTTTGTCTTGCCAGGTGGAAGGACCCCTGCCGCGTCCTCCGCCGCCTTACGGCCTGCCTCGTCATTGTCGAAGAACAGGACAATCTCTTCATAACCCTGGAGCCATTGGAGAGCCCGTTGAATCGACTTCCTGGCCGCTGCGGCACCGCTAGGTAGAGATACCATCGGCCACCCCGGCATAGCCTCACTACATGAAGCCGCATCGAGTTCCCCTTCAGTGATAACGACTCGTTTTCCAGTGGCGGGAAACAAATGTTGTCCAAAGAGGGTTCCAGGTGTTTCTCCTTCATAAGTGAATAGTTTGCTCTTTGTCTTTACCTTGCAGCCTTTAGCGACTCCAGCATCGTCGAAATAATAGAAGCGTAGAACGTCTCCGTCTTTGTAGATGCGGTATTGTTGGCAAACCTTTTCAGAGATGTTCCGCTTTTGCAGCCGCTCGGCTGAACCTCGGAGTTGGACATTGGTGGACATTTTATGAGTGTGAACATCACCTTCGCCTTTGGTGTAGGCGTTACATGAAAAACAAAAAGTGTGGCCATCTGAGTACAGGCTAGCTGCATCAGATGACCCACATACATCACACGGTAAGTGCCTCACGAACTCGCTTTCGGAGTTCTGCATAAGTTCGTGCTTGCTCATCGTGATAATTAAACCAATCGTCTATTGCTTTGATAAACCCCTCAATTATTGCATTAGCATATGCAGGTTGCGCGCTATCTACATCTGCGAGTATATCCCCGAAGAGCTCAGCATAATACTCTGGTGTGCCGTACATGAATTGCATCAAAAGACTTGGTGGTAAGTTTGGATCAGTGCTTCGTAGTTATCGAGTTCATCCTCGAATGCTTCGATAATATCATTAGGAGAGCTAGTCTTGTCGAGTGACACAATGAGTGCATTAACAAGTGCTCGGATTTCCTTTAGGTCAGCCATTCAATGGGGATGGAGTGGAATGCACACCAAGGGAAGCCATGCTTATCAGCCCACTTGGCATACGTTGTCTTAGATCCTTTGTAGATCTTGTTATAAGGTGTTTGAAATACGAAACGAATGTCAAGGTCAGGATTGGCTGCCTTAACTGCTTTCATCTTACGTCGATCTTCCTCGGTAAGATGTCCCTTGGTTTCTAGGTAGATACCAGAAGGAAGGAGGAAGTCGGGCGTGTAGTTGCATTGCAGTACGTAAGGTACCTTGGTTGATTCGTATTCGTATTTAACACCCAGGTTGGTGAGAAGATCAGCGACCTTCTCTTCAAGTCCTGAGCGAAAGGCCATCAGAAATCGTCATCCTCGACAACATCATCGGACACCTCATCACTAGTGGATGCAGGAACTGAGCTGGCCTTAAAGCCAGTGGTCTGACCGAACAGTGCAGCTACCTCAGTTTCACCAAGGTCACCACGATCAACACCAGCAGCGTTGTTAAGCTCGACTACCTGGACACCAACAAGCTTAAGACTAGTGCCGTAGGTGACACCATCTTTGAGGATGTAAGGCTTCTGTCGGAAGGCAAGCTTGACCTTACTGCCACTATAGACAGGCAGATCAGTGTTGGTAATAGGTGTACCCTCACTGTCTACAACAGGAGGACGGTTCTCTTCATTCCAGGAGAACTTAGTCTTGTACTTACCTTCGGATACCTCTTCCCAAGGCTCAGGCTTCAAGACACTACGCTTAGGATTCTTCAGCTTAGATTGTGCCCACTTAAGAGTTTCTTGACGATCCTCCTCAAGTGTTGCGATCAGCTGTGAGTCCAGGAGAGCAGACAGTGAATAGCCAAACTTAGATGGTTTCAGTACAGCTTGATAACCTTCAAGGACAACAGGCTGTTGAGTAACGTGAATGGGTTGTGACATTAACAAAAGAAGTAGGTGGATTCGATCACGGTCTCTGGTTCTAGATCACCAATGATCGGAGGGTCAGACTCTGCACCAATATACTTGGCGAAGTCTCGTAGGTAGTCATGCTCTGCGAACAGGTGCATGTATGTTTCTCGTACAATGGCGGATAAGGTAGACATATCCGTTGCACGACAAAGCACAGAGTCGTGAATAAGAGCAATAGGTGCGTCAAAGCGTAGGACACTCAGATGTAGGAGACTAGCATCGAGTGAGTGGATTAGGTTAGGGGCAGTTGCATTCTTGTGGTGGTTGAGATCAACCTCGTCAGTCTCTCCAACTGCCACCTTCATCTTACAACGACCCAACAGCTGTAGTTCCATAGACTGGAACTTCTTCTTGTTGAGCTTCTGATGGACAGTGAACCCAGATGGAGTCTTCCATTCAAGGTGCTGTACACCACGCTTTACAGCAGCTGCTACCTCAGTCTCAATCCATTTCATGACAGCCATGGGACCTGGTACGACCACATCCATAGCTGACCTGATAGCTTTAACAACTTGAGTAAGCTCTTCCTTATCAAGTTCTATCCCATCCTCCAAGAAAGCCTCTTTGATGTAACCCCTATTGGAGTAAGGCTTAGCATTGTAAGGGATGGTCATAACACATCGCTTGGTCTTCTTCCTATCTAGGTGAGGACGTAAGCGTTCAGGCACTGAGGACATAGCGACCTCAGCTACTACCTTATAAGCATCTTGTGGCTTATCGCCAGGTAGTACATTGACCAGTTTAGCTGTTGACTTATCTCGTGCGAGTCCTGCCAAGATTTGGAGACCACTACACGTTGCGTCTACAGCTATAGGCAGTGTTGTGAATTGTTTATCAGCTGTGATCACACAATGATAATACTCATCACAACTAGATAAGAATTGCCATGGTTCTTCTGCTGATTCCCATTCAGGCAAGGATCCGATTGGGTCAGTAGCAATACGACTGATGAG